TAACATTTGACTATTTTTTGCAGTTAAATGCTTATAGATTTGCGTATGAGGAAGAAACTAAATCAAAAATTTCTAAAGCTTTTGTGGTTAGATTACCAAAAAAAGATAGTGAAGTTGAGATTAAAGAAATTCCTCTTAATAAAAAACTATTTAATGCTTTCGTTGGAGCAAAATATCTAATGGAACAAATGGAAAGTATTGAATACTAACAAAGGAGAATCTGATGGGATATAAACCACAGTACAACAACAATGGTAACTACCAAAAGAAAAGCTACAATAACAATAATAGTAGCAATGGAGGAACTGTTGAAATGAAAAAGACCAAAAAAGATGGTGTCATTTTAGAGGTTATTTTAAATAACCAAAACCTAGTTTTGAAAGGTTTTTTTGATACCAGAACTAAAGGGTGGAAGTTGTTTCCATACTACGATAAAACGAAACAAAACCCACAATTTAATAAACCTAAACAACCTCGTAATGAAATGGACGATCAGTTGCCACAATCTGAACAACAATGGAGTCAGGGTGAGGCTACTGAATTTAATCCAGAGCAATACGAACAAGAGTTAGGTTAATGTCAGAAGAAGATAAACTAGCTAAATACATTGAGATTAGACCACAAGAGTTTAATCCACATAAAATCATAGCTTATCTTGATGCTTTAGATAAAAGATTTGTTAAAGCAGAGATAAATTATGACAATGTAAAAGATCAAGTACAAGAAGTATTTGATTATGTAGTTAATGAAAAAATAACTAATAGTTCGTTATCTGTAGCATCTGCAAAAATACAAGCAACCAATGATGAAAGATATAAGAAAGTAAAATTAGAACTTTCAAATATGAAAAAATTATATCTTTATGCAAAAGTGGAGGCTAAAAATGGTCACAGTTATTGTGATAATTTAAAACAACAATCTATTAATGAGTTGGCGACAGAAAAGTTAACTAGAAACTAATAGTATGTGTGGGGAGCAATCCCCACATATCTAATGCCTAACGACCTCAAGTCCTTTGATGTCAGTATTTTCCCTAATAATTTCATAAGTATAATTGTAATCAACTATTTTTACATCGTCATATTTTGTAATTTCATTTATTGTATTATTTATTTTTGGAAATGTAGGATAAGTATCAATAAATCTCAAAGCAATAAAATGTCCATAAGGACTATACCTTGACTCTACTTGTAATTCTAAATCTGTAATAACTGCATCAATGCCCATGTGGGCATACTACTACTTCTTACGCATAATGTCAGCACCCTTTAATCCATATATCGCACTGACTACTCCAATAAAGATAGCTTGATACCAATAAGGTAGTTGATTAAAATATTCAAAAAACAAATCTAGTTTATTACGAATGTCAACATCGTCAGTGAAAATAGAATAACCCAATATAAGAATAGGAATGGATATAAGAATGAGTACAAATTCATCTTTATAACCATTATCATTACTCTCAATAATTTTCGCTTTATATTCAATGTCGCCTTTCGCCATTTTTTCAGCATGTAACATCTGTGCGTCAGACATTAATTGCTTTGTACGTTGTTTGTTTTGATATATCCTTGCTCCTGTCTTTACACCTAATGATAATAAATTCAACCACATAATTATTTCTCCTGTATTTTTTCTATAAGCATATCTATTACATGCTTTGCTTTATCTAAATCTTTTATCTGTTCTTTAATTGTTTTATGTTTTAAATTATATCTTGATATGTATTTAACTACTTTTGTTTGACAAGCATTGAGGTTATTGTCCATTGCATAGTCTAATGGCTGAATTTTAAGCTTTTTGTACCAATCCCCACCCACTTGCTCGCAAAATGCAGAATCATCGCTCTGCGTGGCTCTGTGGCTCTTTAAAAGGGTATTTTTTAGCTTGTTTGACTTGCTCATACTAGTTTTTTAATCCAATCGCCTTTATCGTTTAAAACCATTGGTAATAGTCTTGGTACACCATTTATAATAATACCACAACCCAAAATAAATCTTGTTTTAAAGTTCTTGGCATAGTTAAAAGCCATAGATTTTTGATTAATTAAACAACCTACATTCATAGCAAAAAACAAGTTATCAGGATTTGCCCAATAACTAATTAAAAACTTCGTGTGATAATGACCCTGTACAGCACTCATTCCCATCGTCTGCGATACTTTTAAAATATCGGCTGAACGACCATGCGTAAAAAAACATCTTTGTCCATTAGACATTGTAAGTGTTAAATCATCTACCCATTTCCATTTTCTAGTTCCAAGAAACTCACCATAAGGTTTTAGAAAAGCTTTTGACATTCCATATTTTAATGCTCGTCTGTAAACTAAACTACTATGATTAGAGTCCACTTCTGTAACTTCTGGATAAATATCTTCTAATTGTTTTATGTATTCTTTTGATTTGTCTAATTCGTGTCCAGCAGAATATAAATCTGGGTCATGCGAGTGCATATTGATTGCGTGAAAATCTAGTAAATCGCCTATGTTTACTACATAGTCAGGTTTAAATTCTTTTTTAATTTCTTTTAAAAAAATAATGCTATCTTTATGTTGATATGGCAAATGCATATCACTTATCACTAAGATTTTTTTATAACCCATACAAGTATTACTTGTACAATTAATTTGATAAAATGTAAAGTAATTGCCCTAAAACTAAAATACCAACTGCACCAAGACCATATAAAATACGATCAATGTCTTTTTTCATATGATGTAAATGGTTTTTTATAACTAAATCTAACTTTTGATTTACTAGCTTAATTTTACCATCTAGTTCTATAAATTTTTCTTTGTTGGTTTTCATCTTCTTTTTCTTCTCTTTCTACGAAGATCAGTATCATGTTTTCTACTACCTCTCAAGAAACTATTAACTCTACCCATAGACCAAGCTGCCATAGATGTTCTAGGTCTAGATCCACTACTCAAGTATGCACCTTGTCCTCTACGATAAACTTTTTTTAGCATACCAAGTGTAACAGATTTTCTATTTTTTGCTTTGTTTCTTAATGTTGCAACTACTCTTGCTGATAGTGGTTTTCTTCTTGCCATTATTTTACTCTCGCTCTAAACATTGATCTTGGAATTGTAGCACCTGATTTATACAATGAGGACATAGACTTTAACAGACTTGCTCTAGATGATCTTTTGCTACCAGATAAACCAGATAAATATTTTTTAGGTAGTCCTGTTTTTTTATCTTTTGGTACTCTTCTTTTTTTTCTTTTTCTTGACATTTCTTCTTCTTTTCCTCATTGGTCTTTTATCCATTAAAACAGATAAAGTACTTGTTGTTGTATATCCACTCATTTACCTACTGACCTCATAGCTTTGTTATGAGCAGAAGTAAAAGTAGCACCTTTCTTTAATGCTCTAGCCATACTTCTCATGTGTTTAAGTGTATGGTGTTTAGCATGACTACGCATAGTTTTTTTTTGTCTAGGTTTTAGTCCTTTGATAATGTTTTTAATTGATGCTACTTTAACCATTATCTTTTCTTTTTACCCATTTTATTTTTTTTCTTTTTCTTTTTTTTCTTTCCATAATGATATGGCATAGTTCCTCCTATTAGTTTGCAAATTTACCATCAGACCATTTAGCCTCTGGCAATCCATTTTTAAATTCTTTACCATCAAAGGTCAATACTTGTTTTCTGTTACTGCCCTCATTATAGCTACAATGTACCCATCCACTGTTTGCTCCTTCTTCTTTTTTCCAGAACTCAAGTATCAACTGATCAAAGTCGCAGTTGTTTTGAATCCATAGTGCAACTTGTAAATTTGATATACCCATTATCTCAAAATCTACTGCCTGTCCTTTTGTATGTTGGCTTGTCTTTGACGATTTAATTGCAACACAAAGTTCTTCACTACGAAATCCTGATGTCACCAAGATTGGTTTCTCAAACTTGGCTCGTACAGGCTCTAACACTGCATAACAAAGATCAGTTAAGTTTTTAATTTCGCCACTACCAGCTTTGTTTTTTATTCCAAGCCTAGTAGCTGTAGATGATTTTTCAAATTCAGATAATGTAAAATGACGTGATAATTGCATAAATTCTCCTATCTTGCGTTACATGGTACTCCATTAGAGTTTACAAATGGTGCCTCTGCAAATGCCCAAAAAGCATAAACGTCTCCTGATCCATTATTTTCGCCACCACTTGTTCTAATCTTAAATCCATTACTTAAAAAATCTACATCATCTTCAGAAGTATCTCCTGTGCTTGCGTTTGCGTGAGAAACTATACCAACAGGATTAAATGTACTTCTTTTGTTATCTCTTATTCTCCAATGACCTGTTCCATTTTTATATTCTTTAGTCATCAACCATGCTGGGCGAAAACCACAATGGACTAGCGCACCATCTGTTGAACCATTACCGACATACAATCCATATTTAGAAAATCCACGAACTTCATGGAATAAATAAGCAACAATATTATCTCCACTTTTATTCATAGTATCAAAGTTTCCAACTTTAAAAACTGAACTTGTTGGTGGTGCTGGAAAATCACCTGTTCCACCATTATTTTGTCCATTAGTATTATCTAATTGTAAAAATCTTCTTGTTGTTCCTGAATTTGATCCTAAAACATCGTGATACACCATCCACGCATGAGCACCACTTCTGTTTTTAATCCACATAGTTTTTGGAGCAACAGATAATCCATGAGAGATACTTCTATCTGTGCTGGCATCACCTGTATAGGTTACAATATCAAACCCACAAGTTGTAGATTCTTTCCAACACCAAGCTACATAAGTTTTTCCGCTACCACCATTTGCTATTCCATCTGCGCCTAAAGTAAAACCATCACTATCAAAAGAAGTTACAGATGTAGATTCTGTTCCCTCTCCTGAGTTCAAGTTAGGAAATACTCTTTTAGTTGATCCTCTAACAGAATCATGAATAACATGGTTATCTGTATAACTTCTTGATTTTAACCAAATCATGTCTGGTTGCATATCTTCAGAGCCATCTAAAGTAAGAGCATTAGTTCCAGCATTTCCTGTATATATTTTGCATTGAAAGTGTAATTCTGGATTGTCTATTGTTGTATAAGCCATTATCCATACTCCGATAGGTTTTTCGTACACAAAGAATAATATCCACTAGGTACTGCGTATTCAAAATTTCCATAACCATTAGCATCTGCGTTGCCAGACGAAATAGTAAATGATGGTGAGCCGCCAAAGTTCATATTAATAGTAGAATTGTTACTCCCATTCCATTCCCCTACTGCCACGAAATAAGCACCTAATGTTGTACTTGCTGGGTCTGTTATTGAATAAGCTAAAGCACCAGAAAAAGTTTGATCCCAAGCACTTCCACTTCCCCATTGACCATTTTTTGCAAAATATAAATTATTGTTCGTAAGGTCTAAAGCCACAGAAATAATATCATTTACTGCTAAATTTCCTGATCCATATGCTGTTGTTGAGCTATTGCTGTAAATTCCACTACCAGACTGATTTAAGGCATATTCTTCTGCATGTTGATAACCTAATACATCACTTGTTGCATTACTTAATTTACTTGCAATGCCTGTCATCCATTGTTGAGCTGTGCCTGTAAATTTATACTCCCAATACCATCTCCCAGCAGTAAGACCAAAAGTTGATGTGTTATAAGTTGTGTTTCCAGCATGAGTTACAATTTTACAATTACCTTCTGAAAAAGTTGAAGCCGCATAATAATTATCTAAAGGATTCATAGTACAAAAATTATTTGTGCAAGTATCAGTAGATTGATCTGTTGCTTCTACATTAGTTGCAGTAAAATCATTTCCATTTCCACTTTCATCATCATCTAAATCTCCACTATCTTCAAAATCTAAATAACAACCATTATTACCAAAAGTTAATCCTGATACATCAATCGGTTTCCATATTGTTGGACTATCTTCGTCAAATTCCCCAAAGTCTGTAATAGAAGTTGTAGTCCCATCAATGAATACGAATTCACAAATATACCCATCAATAGAAAGTACATCTGCTCCATAAGGAAATTTCCCTATACTATGAACTTTTGATCCCTGATTTAAAAGAAATTCATCATTTTGACTAGGGTAAGTGTTAGAAGAAAATGAAGTCTCTTGTGTTCCATTAACATATAATTTAACACGATCAGTATTTGTGCTTTGTGTTGTATCAAAAATAACGCAGATATGATACCATGCTCCGACATCTCGGAACTTTCTATGTGTTACTAAATTAAGAATATCTGAACTTCCATTTGCCGCTTGAATAGCTAGGCTATCTTGAGGAGTAAAATGAATTGTTCCAAAAGTTGATGTATTACCACCATCACTACCGAAAAGAGCCATGCCACCTGATATACTTATGTTTCCTCTTTTTAACCAAAAACTTATTGTAAATTTTTTTCTATTTGTTGGAGTACCAAAAGTTCTACTCATATAAGAATTATCACCTCTATTAAATCTTACTGAATTGGCTACATTAAATCCTGTTGCTAATCCTGAAGATACATTTCCTGATGGAATTGTGGGTAATGGCATTTTAAATCTCCAATTTTGGAAACTCGCCTAATGGTCTTGTGTAAGAGCCATCTGCTTGTTTAGTATATTCATATAAACTTGCTAAAGCATCTACATCACTTGCATTGTCAATAGCAGTTTCCATTTCGTTTGATCTTGTTCTTACATCTGATCTAAAAGTTGATACTGCACTTGGTACTGAATAATCTTCTACATCAGTTGCTTTTAATACATACCAATCTGTTGGTGTTAA